TGAACAGGAGAGCCTCGGGGTCTGGAGTATTTAGGATATCCAGAGGGTACATCATCAAGTGTTTATATCTGTCCCAGTTCTCAGCATGTTTGTATAAGTCTGGAGAGTGTCCCAGACGTGGTGCAATGTGTTCTCCCATCATCAATGTTGGTTTTCCCAAAGCTACGCTGATGAAAGCGAAAGTTTCATGGGAGACTACCAGGTCAGCCTCTTCGATATCTCGATAGCTCAGGTCAGGAGCTCCACGGATGTAAGTGACTCCAGGAGCCCTCTCCAGACCATTCTGTGATAGAAACCTAAGGTATCTGATTTTCAAGTCAAATTGGAGCCTCTGCGCCAGTTCTAGGAGGATGTTCTGGGTCTGTCTGTTGAGTTCCTGGTCCTCCTGGGAAAGCCATCCATTGTGGTTCGGATGGATAGGAGCAAACAGGACTGAGCGTAGTCGAGTACTGGGAATGAATTCTCTGATAGGCGAGTAGGACCAGCCTGCCACTTCAACTCGATGTGGAAACTGATAACTCTCCATCACCTGTCTATGACCTTCTGCATGAACGAAGACCAGAGAGATGGCGGGATGGGGTTTATACATCCCATCCCACCTAACACTTGGAGGAGCTGCCGAATGTGGATACAGAATACAGGGGATGCCTCTCTGGGATGCGCTATCCAGCATAACCCTAGCGGCCTTCGTAACGTCTCTGTCAGTCAGAAGAAACTTAGCAATTCTCTGATTGGCAGTGGGATAGTACCCTCCCAGTCGAAGGGCTTCAGCATAAGCGTTGCCCTTCAACTGGTGGTTTACGAAGAAGTACCTACCCTGCAACATAGCCTTAGCTCGAGCCAGCAGGAGTGAGAGCAGCGAACGGGTAGCGGGTGGCTGAATTGGTGTTGACCCGGTTAATGGGGTTCGGCAACTGCCAAGCCATGCGGAACGTAACCCGGAGAGCGATCAAGTCTTCCTGGAGCAGGTTGTGGGTGATGTTGTTGCTGTCATCCGTGATTACGCCAGTGGTGAAGATCTTGAAATCAACATCACGACGAACGCACCAGATGAGTTGGCTAAAATCTCCAGACAACATCAAAGCAGTGGTGGGATCCCAACTGCCGTTCTTTGCCCATTCCAGTTGAGAGCCATCTAGCGAGTAAGGAATGCTGGAGCGCATATCCTGGACATAGACCAGATTGCCATTGCCATCACGCATATCACGGAGACGAGCGCGCATGGTCAGGTCTGCAACGTGACCAGTAGCCATGAAGCCATCTTCTTCAAACTTCGAGAAGACGCCTCCAACACCAAAGATGTCTGCATACAGGTCAGCATTGGTGCCAACAGGGACCAAGTGATCCGTAGGCATACCAACCAGAAGGCCATCAGGCCAAGCGACAGGGACCGTTACATTGCTTTCACCGAAGAAGATGGCGTTATCTTTCTTTGCAGCGATGGCGCCAGCAATCTGAGGCTTGACGGATTCCCAGACGTCAAATTCTTCATCATCCAAGACGTTCTCAGGAACAACCACGATGCAGGCCATCTCTTCTGCATTGAGGTATTTGTTCTCCCACTGTTGTTCAGTGGTCTGCTTGCGTTGATTGAAGGTCTGAGGGCTACGACCCTTCTCACCAACGAAGTACACGTTGGGGAGGACAGACAGGACCGGGATGCGACGCTGGGAAGCAGCCATGTTGGGAGCACGGGTTGCCAGACGGTCAACAATCGAGTAGTTCTCGACTGCCTCGAAGATTTCATTCGAAACTTCTTCGGGCATCATGATGGGAGCCGCATCTGCGCGACTGATATAGTCACCAAAAGGTGTCATTTCAAATTCTCCTTATTGATTGTTCGTTCGAGCTCCACGAGTTGCAGAGCGGATGAGGTCATTCATGGTAACCTGAGTTTTCTTCTTCTTCTTGTCACCAGTACCTTTTCCACCTTCTGTTCGTAATGACTCAGGGTCAACAAACAGCTCAGGAGCCGTTTCTCGAATAGCGTCCCAGTCAGGTTCGCCACTACGAGTGAATAAGTCTTCAGACTTTGCCAAAGCAAAAGCAGCCTTGGGATTTTTACATCCTTCACCTGGTGCTTCAGCGAAGAAGTCTGCACGCTGATTAGCCGACGTGAGTTGTGCTGTCATGTCGTTAATCTGCTTTTGGATCTCTGGTTGTTTATCCAGACTTTCAGAGATCTTCTTCATCTGCTTCGCCAGGTCATCTCGTTCCTTGCGAGTGTTCTTGACAGTACTCTTCAAACCAGAGACGTGGGCTTCGTAAAGTTTACGAATTCCAGGGTCTTGTTTGGAGAGGTAGTCATCAAATGAAGCGAACTCAGGTGCTTCTTCGTTGCCTTCGCCTTCTTCTGAGGTCTCCTCAGAATTACCATCACCTTTGTCGTCATCGTCATTACCAAAGACAGCGAAGGGCGTAAGGACCAGCAACAGGTCAAGCTTTTCTAATTTTGTTTCCATCTCGGAAATCCTCCATTGGGGTATACAATAAGAGGCCCTCTGTCTCAGAGAGCCTCATGGCACGGTATGTCCAAGTGAGATTATACACTGGGTTCGGGTCTTTCTAACGATGTTCTTATGCCAGGAACGATGAATTCAGTCCATTTCACCTGTCTTATCAGGAAATTCCTGTTCATCTGGAGGATAACCCTGGGAGGTTCCTATGCCTCTGAGAGCATCCATGCATCCAGAGCAGAGACGTTCGCCCTTGTCCCAATTGGGCTTAGTAATCATCCAACCACATCGAGAGCAAGTCCTATCCTCGGTCTTTGCTTTGAGGTAGAGTTCTCTGAGCTTCATGGTTTCTTCTGAGGGATGATAACAGTCTTCTCAAGCGAAGCTTTGAAGTCATCTGGAGAAAGCTCAGAGTTGAGGCCCATGCCCATGATAGTGAGTAACTGAAAAGCCCAGGTGTAAAAGGATCCTATCTGTTGAGACTGTTCCATCACTGGCTTTCCTGCCAGTCGTGCCGATAGGACTTTTGCCAGAGGGTTTCCACTGGAAGAGAGATGGTCCACTGCTTCGACTACTTTGAGTATCTGAGCAGGTGACATCTTCTGTTGAGGCGGCTTCAATCTTTTATTCATGACTTCTCCTTCAAGATATTGGATAGTGAATTTGTTGTGATGTGATTTCCCCATTCATCATGATGAACGGTTCTAATCAAATCTGACAAATCGATTTGACCTGATTGCCAGGCATCGAAAGCAGCATTGCCCATTCGTTCACGTTGTTCTTCAGGGTCCAGACTTTCAAAGAGTTCTCGACCAGTTGTCCAAGTAGGCTCAGGTGCACCCCGTACGACAGGAACAGAAGTACATCGCCCTCTGGGATGGTCAGTAAGAACTTGGTCCAAAGGGATGAACTCTCCGTCGGACATCAGACAAGCCATGCAGGCATCTTTGGCGGCTAGACGTTTCTGACCCAGAACTACTCCACTTTCAGCATACTGCCTTTGAGAAGAAGTTCTCCAGACTCGAAGTTGTTCGGTCCTGGCTATCAGAGTGATTCGTTCAAGTCCCAGTCCCAGACCAGAAGACATCTCTCGAGCAATCTGTTGAGGGGAGATACCTCGTGCTAAGCCTTCGAGCAGAGCCTGAGACACGCCTTCGGCAGAGTCTTTATAAGCTTCTTTGAGTAAAGAGTTGAGAGGAGTGCCATTGCCCAGCATACCTACGAGATCCTCAATAGCATCTACAGGTAACGAATTGAAATCAGAGCCTATGCTCAAAGTGAAGGAGTCAATGATGGCTTTCTTCGAAGACTCTAGACCCAGAGTTCCGTAGGCTATCTGTTCTTTCTCGATATCTGGGGAAGCTATCGCCAGTGAGTACTTGGTTACTTCGGCTTTGATTTGTTGGAGAAGGCTTCGATAGCGTTCTTGTTTGCGAAGAAGTTGTGGAGTGATGATAGTATCTCTCTCACGCTTCAGCCTCTCTAATTCGAATGCCAGCAATTGCATGTCAGACATTAGAGATTTCTCAAGGTTGAGCCATGAAGTAGCCAACCTCTCAGTCTGAGCTACTTCACGACCCAGTAAGCCTTGTCGGTATTCTCTCAACATGAAGAGTACTGTTGATTGATTACTCGGCAGAGCCATCGCCTTCTCCTAAGGTATCATTGTTCTGAGAATCCTTCAAGCGAATTTCATCCAGAATGGTCTTCGTCAAGGAAGTCTTGTTTTGGGTTTCTTCTTGACGGTCCTTGTCCATCTGTTCGAGTTCATCCTCAGACCAACCATTACGACGCAGTGAAGTCTTCAGTGGGATAGTGGAGTCGACATTCGTCTTGATGGTTTCTGCTTCTGTCTTGGGTTGAGTAGTCTGGACGGTTGACCACTGAGAAGTAATATCACTGGGCTCAACAGTCTGACCTGCTAACTTCAGAAGAAAAGCACTAAGCTCTTTCCAGGTTACTTCGAAATTATCTCGGAATCTCAGGGTCTTCTTGACCAGAGGAGATTCCAAAGCATTGAGGGCTTCGCCTGAAGGAATTTGTCCAGAGAGTGAGAAGAAATAGTGCTTCGGAGTCTTTGTCTGAGCAGCAATTGCCGAAGAGAGGTGATCAATACTCGCGATGAAACTAGTCGGGTCAAAAACCCCAAGCTCTTGAACACTTGCCTGTTGTCCAGTACCATCTCCAGAGGGAATCCACCAATTCTCTCCAGGAATGTTCTTCAAGTCACTGGGGTCTGACTGAGAGATGATTACTCTCTGACGAAGTGAATTGAACTCAGAGGATATCATCATATTGGAGAGCTGGATATTGACAGCATCCTGGAGTGAACGGAGTGCTCGGTCAAGCAAAGGTTTCTGACGGCCTTGTTGAGAAGTCCTGAAGTGAAAGACAGGAATGATCCCCAAGGGGTTGTCTGAAGACTCCAGTTGTTCGAAGTTCGCCTGGGAGAGCTTTGTCTTCTTTCCAACTTGAGCCTGATACCTCTCAGTGACTGTGGGGTA